TTACACCCTAATAAATATCACTATCAATATAATCAAGATTATACCTGTCACGACTCCCCAAATGAACAGCCTGAAATTAAATCCAGTTGTTGGAGTGGTTTTTTCTTTCAGTACGCGATTTTCATCTTTCAACGCTTTAATTGTGTATTCCAGATTCTGATTTACTCTTGACAGCTTAATTATTTCATTGTTGTATTCTTGTTTAAGGATTTCGAACTCCCTGATAGTTTTTTCGAGTAGTGTTTTGCTTTCAGTGATTTTCTCACTTGCGATCGGATATCTACCACTCTCAGCGCTAACAGGAGCATTTGTATCGTAAATTATTTCATGCGTAGACACCTCACTCTGTAAACGTATGTTTTCTGCTTTAACAGCCTGTAAATCGGTCTGTAAATTTTCTATCTGTCGATCCTTCGCCGTTATTTCACCTTTCATCATCAAAACAGCTGAACTGTCTATAACTGACACTACCCTTTCACTGATTATCTGCTTTGGCTTACAGCCAAAAAATGCTAATCCTGTTACAAGGAAAACTATCCAATTCATTCTTGCTTTCATGATGCTTTCTTTATTGCGGATAAAAATTTATAGTGATAAGTTGCAATCAGGTTTGCTTTATCAAGACCATTGATTATTCTTCTCGCCCTGATAGGGTCGTCAATATAGTCATTGAAGTAATTTTCAAGCGACACACCAGTGAAATCACCTCTATTGCTCTTTCCCTTTGTCATTCCCTCAATCATGATCTCTGCGGATATCTCGGGAACTAATGCTAATTCGGGCTGTTCGAGCAGAGGAATCCCCAATAACTTACCCATCGTTTCATAATTCTCGTACCAGGTTAGTTGAACGTCGCCACGTCCGTAATAAATTTTATCGGGCCAAGAGTAGAGTTGTCTGTTGTGTTTTAGCTTCTTTCCATACGGTTTTCCTTTGCCTCTCCCCCACTCTTCTATCGGCTGCATAGTCCTCCCGGTTTCGTGGTAAGACGTAGCAAGCATATAGGCTCTCCATCGGAAATCAGATATTTGGAATTTATCAAAAGCATCCAACTTGAACTTTATTCCTTCAATCTGCCTCTGTGTAATCCTGTTGCTGAAAAAGGATTGCCTTATCTCATCAAAAAATACTTGCCTGTTCATATGGCTTCTTTTTTATATGTTCCAAGCGGTGGTTTACGCAACATGCAATCCTCAACTAAACAGATATTAGCTTCTGCCATTTTCCTTGCAGCTATCTCTGTTTCGACAACTTTCTGTAAGCCTTTAATCTGCCTTTCGCAATTCGCTATTTTATAACTGTTCTCCGTATCTTTTTTTTGTGCATCCTTAAGGGCTGTGTCTTTCTCCTTTACAATGCTGAGAAGTTGAGAGGCGGTCTCTTTACTGTATTTGTTCATTTCTTCCATGAAATCTTTCGTGCCATTTAAGACTTCAAGAAGCTCCTTTGCTGCAGAAGCGTCCTCTTTCGCAGCAGAAGACATAGCCTGCTTTGCCTCTGCATTTGCTTTCTTTTTGTTCTCCCGGTAGAAAAGAATCACACCGACTACGCTACCAGCAGTTGTTAGCCCTAAAATACCCATTATGGCACTTACCCAATCAATCATCTCTCTCTTATCATGTAGTTATCTTCCGATTTTTTTTGCCCGATCCCCTTACCCAATTTTTATCACAAATCACTCATCCCCAAAAACTCTTCGAGAACAGCTACATGTGTCTGGGCATTTTCATCCTCATGAATGTTAATAGACTTTTGTCCATTTTGCTGGTACATTCCTCCAATATACACACCGCTTTTTGTTATATTGCAGGTAATGTTTTCAAGTGTGCCGTTCACTTTTCGAACATTGAAATTGTAGTTTACATCACCCACTACAGCCTCATAATTTGATTCAACCGAGGTTACTTCATTTGTCTTGTTAAATTCAGTCATAATTAATTGTTATTTAAAAGTTTATTTACAGCAACTTGAACGAATGCTTTAAAATACTGCCTTGTATATTTTTCCACAATAGCTTTGTTCTCCTCCGTTATTTCCATAATCGGATTTTTATAAAGTTCCATACAAAAAGCATGTTCCTCAATACTTTGCGTATTTTGAAAAATCACCTCCGATAACTCTTTAGCCAAATTGTGCTCTATTGTTTTACCGTCGAGCATTTCAATTTTTACTTTACTTAAATCTACTGTTTTCATTTTCTTTTGCTTTAATATTGATGATCAATAATCAACCATCTGTTTGTTACTGAATGATATCTTAATGTAACGTGGTCACCTTTTTTCATTTGAATCCCGCCGTAGGTGTATGAATCGTTGTGCCCAACAACGTCACCATTATTATTTACAATAATTCCTCCTGAAACTCCTCTTAAATTAATTCCTCCACTACTTGAATAATGAATAGATACTCCTATGTCGAAACACCAATTGCTTCCTGTAAGGCCGACAGAGCCTACTGCACTTAATACTTGAGTACCTGAAGGCATGTAAACTGTATTAATGCTTCCCATTGGGGGGTTAAATAAATACTTAGAAAACTTATCTATATTTAATGTTATAGAATTAGTATATCCAGCATCTGTATAACATTTCTCTGCAATCAAGGCTCCACCTTTTAATAAAAGATCCCCAATACAGTATATACCTACGTTTCTTGAAGCACCAGAGGCTTCAACTAACAAGGAATAGTTCACTGAACCAAAAAAACCATCTACGCTTTTGTTCTCAAACCTACCGACAGCCTTCAACCCTGACGAAGCCGGTAATACATTTCCACCTATTCCTACAAAAGTTCCATGTGGATCATTCCTGAGAATAATATAAGCATCATCATCAAAACCTGCATTTGTTAGTGCTGATCCATTAATCCTTAAGCTACCAATTCGTCCAGTTAAAGCATTAATCTCACCTGAAAACTCTCCGTCAACAGCCTTTAATTTTCCATACTCATTAACGGAAAAATTACTACCAGCAATAACGATCTTGCCTTGTGCACTGCCTCCTTCTGCACCAGAATAGAGCGTTAATTTCTTAGCGGATATGTCAATCCCTGTTCCTACCAGATCGCTTCTCAATCCGGCCACAGCTGTTCCTATGCCGCTATCGGCGTAAGCCTTTGCGATTTCTTCCGTATTATCATATAAAGTAGTATCGAAAACCGTTGCAAATGCAACATCAACATTAAATACCCCAGAACCACCAGTGAAATAGAAAAAATTAGTTGAAGAAAAAGTTCCTTGCGAACCGCATCTTACTTGTATTATGTAGGTCTCAAATTTACCCGTACCTACCTGAGAAGTAAGCCATCTGTGAAGATTTCCATTAGTGCCGTAGGCATTTGATGCCCATTTTATTGTTTTACCGACAGGTATTTTAGCGATAATTTTAGTTACAAAAACAGCATTTGCCCTCGACATGTTACCAAAGTAGAATCCTCCAAAGCCGGGTGAAGTCGGGGAACTAATATAACTATACCTCATCATGTGTGTGGAGCCATTTGGAGCGTCGGTAGATCTACCCACCCTTTCAAAAGTTGAACCGCTACCGCCACTGTTATTATATATATTTATCCCGTTGTACCCTTTTTTAAATGTAGGGTCTTTAAATAGCATCTTGCCTTCTGTAATAGTAGAAAGGATGTTTCTAATGCTGTTCGCCTTGTTTGTCGCATCTGATGCGGCAGTTCCCAGTATGCCAGTTTTTTCAGTATCGTATTCCGGAGAGGAAAATACCTTCAGCGAGATATTTGATGGTGTTATCGTGACTTCACCAGTGGACTGGTTGACCTTTCCTCCCAGTCCGGACGCTATGGATGATGCAGTCAGCGACAGTTTATTTGCCGTTTGAGTTATGGCCGTCTCATTCGATTTTAATTTATCAATATCATTATCCCACGCAGTAGGCACATTTCCTAATTCTACTTTTAAATCTTTAACCCAGCGGTTAGTTCCTGTTGCGAAAACAGGGTACACCACAATATCGGATATAGATGTTATATCCTGCGATAAAATATAAGTATTACTAATTCTCTCGTTTTTAATACTCACTCCAGAAGTAATTTGTTTCCAAGCGCCTAAATATTTTATTGAGCCATCAGATTGAAAACATATCATTTCAAAACCTATTCTCCATTGAGATGCTGATGTGGGATTTTCAATGTTTACCGTACAGGAAAATGTCAGTGAGTTACCAGCCTTCAAGAAAGGTAGTAATTGAGTTGTATTTGCAACTCCATAAGACACTTGTGATCCAAATGACCTTGCGCTATTTAGCAGTAGATTTCCTCCTCCTGCTACTATATTTTTAATTCTATTCGCAGCGGCAGTATCTGCTGTAGCTAAATCTGTTGAGCGATCCAACCCATACTCTGTTGAACTCCGAACTGTTTGTGTAATTGCGGATGGGGTTATTTTTTGTTCAGCAGTCGACACCCGTACCCCGAGTGCGTTAAAGTCACTTTGAGAAACTTTTGAGGCTATCAACCCAGCCTGAACCGTCAATTCAGCGGACAGGTCCGTCCTTACAAGATCTGTGTAAGCCCGCACATCTTCAGGAGCAGGAGACCAGTCCGTCACCTTGCCGCCTTTCTCCAGCTTGAGTTTCCTGTATCGAAATGTGAAAACAGCGTTATTGTTATACCACCTGAATGCGAAAGATTTGTGTGTCCCCAACTGGGCCGAAGTTGGTTTAAAAGTTACCTTGCCCTTTCCGGTTATCGAGATGTTTGAATATAATATATCTCTTTGGTATCCGGTTGTCCCGCACCCTATATGAACTGAACCGGACGGTGTCCCGCTTATTACCTCCGACTCAAAGCTGAATGTGTACTCCTGGTCTGCTTCCAGGATTGTGTCGGCAAAGAAATTATCCACGTAATAAAAAGAAGGGGTTGTTATCGTTATCCATTCATCCGTAGTACCGAGCAACAAGTTCCTGACCCCCATTTGCAGGTTATCGACAGCATCAGCGGCATATGTCTGAGCTTCTGTTTTCGTTGCCCTGAGCGAAATTGCATCTGCATTCTGGGCGATTGCCGTCTCTGCACTGGTTATACGTGTTACAAGTGGTGAAACCTGTCCGTCAGTATATCCATTTGCTGCATTGGTGGCGTTTATTTGCGCAGTATTTGCCTTAATGGTAGCATCGGAGGCAGCTGTAGAGATAGCCTCTGACTTTGCTGTTGAAACCTCTGTTTTGGATGCCGTTGAAAGGAAAGTCGTATCATGTTCGGCAAGTTTTTGTCCAATGTCCATTCCGTTAACTAGTTTGAAAACACCACGCAGGCACACGTTCTTTGAATACAGACCGTAACCTGACAATTGTCCAAAAGCAGCATCCACAATACCGGACAAATTACCCTCCCTGACAATTTCCTTACCTGCCAAAGAGTAAGAATTAATCCCTGCGTAGTGCGCCGTGTATGGGGAATTGTTGCCGACGGAAACGATCATATAGGCGCTCTGTCGTGTGACATCCGTATCGTTTCCCACCACTCCCACATTGTCGCCAACTTCTGGATAGTCAGAACCGGCCTCCATGTCGGTTTTGGAAAGGTTGAACCAGCCCGCACCGTAACTTGTGACTTTTCGCCAGTACCTTTTCTTCCGAACACCCATGAAAGTGGTCTCACCTTCGGGGTTCTGCGCCATTGAACCCACTCTTGACGTGTCGCAAAGTACCTGGTCGCCGGTTATGAAATCTTCCGGACTGTCATGTTCGCATCTCCAGTACGTCCCACCGTCAGTTACGGCTGTTATCTTGCCTCCTGCCGGAGAATGCAACACCTGTCCACCCTGATACCTGACCCTCTGGACGATCAACTCATAGATGGTCATCGTCTTGCGGACAACCAGATCGTCAATCTCCAACGTCCATCTCTCACCGATTTTGTTTAATCTAAATCCATCACCGAGAAAACCACTTGTAAAGGTTTCAGAATTAATCTGACCTTTTAAAATAACATCCTGCAATGTGGCCTGAGTGAGAACACAGAGAATATCCGTCACCAAAGTGTTGTTTACATCAATATTTTCGGCAGTTATTTTACCTGTAGCAATAAGATTGACAAACTCCGACGTTCCGGCTGCAATAATGCCTTTTAGGAAGGTGATAACTTCTTTGGCGGTGTCTTCGGATATCTTTGAAAGAAACTTCAAATCAATATTCTGGATATCCCTGCTTACGCTTTCTACCTTGCCACCAATTTCACTAATTTCAGTTTTATCAGCTTTACTGCCTGTTTCTTTCTCAATCTTGTCAATTCTTGAATATTTTGAGTAACTGCCAATCGAGTAATCACACTCAAACCTATTGTACAACTTTTTTTCATAACCTCGGATGCGTGAAGTTACACTACCGATTGTTTCGGACTGTAGGGTTACTACCTGACCAACATCTAAATCAATACCGTTCTCCTCACAGTGGATAGACCTGTTCTTTATCGTGTAAACATACTCAGAACCTATTTTATCCAAAAAGTTTTGTGCTTGAGTCAGGAGCTCATTCTCAGCTTGAGTAATTAAGACAGGCAATACATTATCTGTTTTGAAGTTAAAGAAGAAAAATTCATCACCTACCTGAGGTTTTAAAGTCATATTCGGCAGGTAAACATCACCGGACTGCTCGTACCTTATCTCGAAATAATTATTATCCCTGATAATTAAATCAAAATCCTTTCCGGCTAATAATCCTGACTGGAAAGCAATTTTAAGCGGTTTTCCGGCTATTATGTCGTCGTGAGTGATGGTAAATGTGTTATCACCCTTAAACGTGTAAATAACTGTACCAGAAACGTCATTTGTCAACACGTCGATGATGGTATTCTTCTGACGTGGGTAGATATCTTCAAACACATGTACTCCCTCGACAACCTGGTTTTCAGGCAAATCATGAAACAAGTCAACATATTCCGTTCCAATCGGAAGTCTTAAGCGTCTTTCAGCGATATCACCAACCGCTTCATTTATTCTGTAATTAGACGGAATATTTCTCGATGAACCGAAAGCATAAAGACGAGTAATTAATTTCTCACTTGACGGACTGAATGAAATATCTTCTAACTCAATATCATTGCGTAAAAGTACTGGCTCACCGTATTCTAACTTGCCGAGATTAAGAATAGTGCCATCAATCCACCATTCCAATCCGTACTCATTTGCGATCTGATTTAATCCTGAGAAGATATCCACGTTCTTGAAATGAATCTCTTTTATCTCGCTTGGAAACTGACCCTTTGTGAAAGTGCCCAAACCGTGCTTGTGGAGAGAGTAAATCACGATATCCAAAAACTTGTCGCCAGAAGTGGTTAACTTGAAATCCAATTCGTCAACAGTACCTAACTGAAATTTCAACTTGAAATCCTTGAAACGTTCGGTTATATCGTAAAACTTCAGATCATATATGAAGCCATTTGTGGATTTATTGATAACAGGAATAAAGTCTTTGTTTAAAGAGAAATGTTTTTCATCATGTATAATGAAATCCCCTTTCTCCAACTTGACATAATCGGATAATTCGAATTTGATAGAAACAGAATGTTCTACCATTATCTCTTTCTTCTCTAATCCATCAGGCAGAAAGTCGAGATTTAAAATTTCCAATATTCCTCTCTTAATGATCATAATCTGTTTGTAGGATTTGGCTCAGTAAACCGAACCATTATTTTACCTATCTTTAAGCCACTTTGTGAGAGCGTACCGTTGCCCTCGTAAATCAACCTGAACGTCTTTCCCAAGTCAGGAACATTCAATTCAGTAGGATGAATTTTACCGTCGACTAATTTTCCATTCCGTAAAGTGCCAAGAAATGTTTCCAGACGTGTAAGGAATGAAACTGGACGTTCTGAAAAGCAAAACACCAACGTTACATTCTTTTCTTCAACACGTGGATTCTTAATTGAAACTTTGACGCCATCAATCGAGCGAGATTGATTTGTTGTATATGGCTTCATTGTCTCACCAGACAAAAGCCTATCATAGCTCCCATCCTCTAAAAAGACACCCCAAGTCTCCCAGGCATCGTAACCGTTTATGAATACCTTGCCAATCATAAATTTTCAGTGTTTTTTATTACCTTATCCAACTTGTTGTTTGTCTCCTCGATCAACTTTGTGTTCTTGCGTATGGAAATCAACTCACCCCAACTCTCTAAGGCAATGTTCCTCATTTCCTGAATATGCTCTCCCCAACCAGAAATGCTTTTCAGCTCGTTGCTGTTGTCAACAACAACCATATACATTCCACGAAGTAATCCATCAGTCTGCGACCACTGGTCTTGAGTAACTTTGTCGTAAACTCCGACAGATGCACCTTGTTGCTCGATCGTACCAATACGGCGACCAGTTACTTCTTCCAACTGTTTTGCTTGCTCGGCAAGATTCTCGTTAAGTCTAATCCAATCACGCTTGGCTTGCTCAATCTCGTCCTGTGTATATCCATCCTTTCCCGCTTCAGCAAAATCCTCATACCACTCACGGAACTGTTCATCGGCAAGTAGGGCTAAAGAACTTTCTATTGCACCTTGCATCAATTCCTCGAAAGAGTTGGCGAAATCGTAAGCAGAGCGTTTACCCTGACTGAAAGCATTGACAATACTTGAAACCATCGCTTCGTAGGTCGTTCCTGTATAAGTCTCACGAAGCTTTTCGAGGTATTCAATTTGCATTTTCTGAAGATCCTGACCCTCCTCCTTTGCTTTACGTAATGCTTCGTAGAACCTCATTCCATCCTCAGACAGTTTACCTTGTGTGGCGAGTGCTTCAATCTGTTCCCAGGATTTTCCCGCAAGAGAAGTCCATTCTTCAACGATCTTACCTTTTCCCAAACCGAACAATCCTGTCTTCTTGAAATGTTCGCCTGACTTATATTGTGTATCGATGAGCTTATTCCAAAGGTCGCTTTGAACCTTTGCATTAGCTTCAGACTGTTTCTTTAACTCCTCTCCCTCACGTTTAATATAGTGTAATGTAGCTTCTCCGATTCGTTTTGTCCATTCGTACTTCTGACGGTAGAGAGCCTCGATCTCTAACTGCCCGAAATATTCTATGCGCTGATTCTCCTCGATCTGTTTTTGAAGCTCTTCACGATGCTTCTTGTTACGAGAGAGCACGGTTGAAATCCCTTTGACTGCCCCAATGACACCACCAGCAACAGCACCTATAGCACCGAACTGTGAGCCAACCTGCGCTCCTTTCATAACATCATCACCGACTTGTAAAACATCACTTAAACCATCGGAGATACCCTTTAATAAATCACTGTCGGATAACTCACCAAGCGCACCAACAGCATCGGAAACAAGACCAACAGCATCAGCGTACTTCTCGTAACCTTGTTGGATTTTCCTTATGGCTTCAAGCTGTTTATTCGTTCCGGCTAAGTCAGGATCAAACAACTCCTTAAAACCCTCTTTGATCTGATTGATAGGTTTGTCGAGCTTGTAAATCGATTCACGGATATTATCAACGCCCTTCTTGAACTTTACTAATTGGTCGGGATTGCTGATAAGGTCATCGAATTGCTCCAATGTGATTCCAAAAGCTGCACCTTTCTTTTCATCCCATACGCCACTTGAAAGGAATGCCCACAGCGCTTCGGCTTCATCACGAATTTTCTTCAACTCCTCAATGCTCTTATCGCTCATATCGGAGAACATACGAACCATTATCGAAGTCTTCTCCTGTGATTGTGTGTCAAACCGAGCCAGCGCTTCACGTTCTCTCTTATTGAGCTCTTCAATATTTTCATCAAGACTGCCATCGATATTGCCTGATTCAAGCAAAGCACGCTCTTTGGCAAATTTCTTTACGATCTCATTACGACGTTCTTCAAGTGTCTGGTAGCCTTTTAATACTTCGTCAAAATACTCACGGTCGGCAGCTTCACGTCTTTCTTTGGAAAGTTCGATTAGTTTATCGAATACGGACGTGTCAACATCAACGCCCTCATGTTCTTCAATGAATGCCTGGCGGTTTCTCTCAATCAGTGAAAGCTCGTAGTTGTATTCAGCTTCGATTAACTCACTACGGTCTTTTATAGATGCTTTCTTCAACTCAAAACGGTCTTGCTCGATCTGTTCCTCGATCTGACTTACAGCTTTACGGTAGCTCTCCAAAGCCCTTTTGTGTGCTTCAGCTATCCTCTCTGCTTCGGCAGTGTCTTTACTTTCAATACTGCCAGATATTCGAGAAGTGGAACGTAGCTCTGTATTTCGTTGCTTTTCAAGATTTAAAAGTTCGGCTTTTAACTCATTCTCTTTGTCTAAGTCCGACTGAGCACTAGACGTGAGAGAATTCAACTCCTGTCTGATTCGCAGTTCTTCTTTGGCAAACTTTATTTTTTGTTCGTACTTCTCGGCAATGTATCCTTCCACTTCTTTTGCAGCATCCATGCGTTGCTTGTCAGTCCCCTGATACATCCTGTTACGTGCTTCAGCAATCTTACTGTCCAGTTCAGCTTCACGTACAGACCAATTACTTCTGTCTCGATGCAACTGTTCCTCGGCAAGCTTTAATTCCTGTGTTTTCTTTGCAGCTTCGTGCATGCCTTTGACGTAATCCGAAGTCTTTTCGAGCAGGTTATCTACACCTGTGGTGACTTTGAAGAACGCATTGTTTAGATCATCAAAGCCGTCTGTAAAGCCACTTGAGATAATCCTACCAAGCGCCTTGAACATGTCTCCAAGACCAACTACTCGATTGATAAGATTTTCCTTGATTGTGTTCCATAGCTTTTTTACGGCTTCCTGTGGATTCGTGAAAGCATCATATATTGCCTTTCCAACCGTGATAACGATTTCTTTCAATTGGTTGACCACCCCACTGACATAACCTGTAATTTTAGCGAAAGCCATCTGACCCTCAGCCGTCTTATTGAACCAAGAAAATAATGTCGTTAGACCTACAACTATAGCAGTTATTACTGCAATTAGTGGAACAGCAACGAATTTCTTCGCAGCTCCGGTCATGCCTTGTAACCCACGAATAACCGACTGTAAAGGCTTAGGGAGTTTACCCATAACCTCATTCAACGGATTGGCCTCTTTTGTTATATTCTCAATGATTTTCCCAAAGTCAGCACCTTTATCGGTTGCTTCTTCAACTTCCTTGTTGTATTGCGACTGCATCGATTTTAGGTGGGAAATAGTGCTGCTTAGTATTCCTGCACGGTTGTCAAGGTTTAAAAGCTTCTTCTCATATTCTTCAAGAAGTGCCGGGTGAGATACTTCAGACATGGTCTTCTTCAATTCAGTGATCTCAACCTGAATTTTATTGAACGCTTCAATATTCTTGTCGATCTCGGACTGAAGCCTCTCCGAAAAAGATTTGGTATCAATCTCGTCAAGATTCTTGCGAACATTACCGATAGCCTTGTCCATTGCTCTGTCCATAGAATCACCGCTACTCTCGGCTTCTTTGGCAATATCGTTAAAAAGAGAAATGGCTTGTAGCCTACCTTCTTCAAGCTGTGAGGTGTCTAAACCAATTCCATAAAACTCTTGACCTCTATCAGTCTTCATACTCTAACTCCTCAAGAATAAGTTGCGTCTCTATATCATCACCAGAATAAACTTCTTCATTAGAAGTCTCTAAAGGTGGAATAGTACGTGAATAAAGAATAGTGTTCGCAAAACTCATTTCGTACAAAACGTAATCCACCGACACGTTCAGTGATTCTGCTGCTGACCGGATAGTTAACCAGATGCTGTCGTTCCCACCCCCCTTGTCTTCTTTAATATGTTTGCTTCTTTTAGGGAAGTGGTAAGCACGAAAAAATCACCGATCTCCTGTCTTGCTAAAATCTTCTGTAAGACTGACAATGTCTCACGTGGAGACATCTCATAAAGAACTAACCTGCGAACCTTGCGGAAACGTCTACCCCAACGCCAGTGCTTTATCATAGAACCGAGACTGTAAAGCTTTAGCGGTGCTATCTCTCCACAAACAAGCAAAGCGATAATATCGCCCAGGATCCTCATGTCTTTGGCTCGCTGAAGAACAATGTTGAGAATGTCGGTCTTTTCTTCAATCTGCAATTCAGGCAACAACGATACTAATTCCGACAAGCGGATGATTGTAGCATTTTTAGGTAGGGCAACCGGAAAAGTTACCCCACCTATTGAAACTTCAAAAATCGACTCAAGAATGGTATCAGCTGTCTTATGTTCGATCATACGGCAGATTTAACATACTTCTGAAACATATTTCCTTCAGTAGGCTTCAAAGCCGTGAAAGTATATCTCACCTTAGTTCCCTCGGCACTCGACCAAAGCTCCTCTACCTCTACTTGAGAGTTCTTGAACTGAAAGCCAGTGAGAGTATCATCTTCAGGCAAAAGTCGAACATGGTAGTTGTCGGCAACAACACCGTCCTCGTCAACAATGGGACGCTCATCACCACTGTCGATGAAAACCTCCATGTCGAGAACATAGGTCGATTTCTTATTTTTTCGAGCCACAAGCTCATGCCCTTCTCCAAACAACTCTTGAGCCGTTGCCTTAGTAGTGGTAAGAGTTACAGTATCTTCTTTCTGAATAGGCATTTTCGTAAATTCTGCTGGCTCGGCTCCATCTACAACCTTGCCAAACTCAACTAACGGTTTACCCCACGTAATCTTCATAGTTTTATATTTTAAAATGTTACACGTTCATATCTCAATCTCATATTCACAAAATGTTGGTCGGTCTCTTCATCGGGAAAAGTCTGCATAGTTGAAGCAAGACGAAAACGATATTCACCTGCTGTAAGCGTATTAATGAAGTCCTGACAGGCTCGCTCGATAACCTGACACCTTGCAAAATCCTTGACAAGCACAGATCTTCCGTTCTCATCCGTAAAAGGAATATCCGGAACATAAATATTTACATTTACTGAACCATCCTGAAACTGTCCGTTCAGACCGGTTTGAAAAGAAACCACACAATCCTCATTCTTTGAGTTAAAAGGTCGTAAACCATAGCGGTAAACCTTGCCTTTTATCAGGGATTTGATCTCACTTCGGTTTATTAGTCCGTAAACGTATTGTTCTATCTCACTACCTGTTTTCATCTAAAACCCAAGTCTTTTAACATTTTAGGTACAAGCCTTTCTGCGAGCAGCTCGGAAGAAGTTAAAACATTCCTACTTGTCTCAACATAGGCAGCATAATTCATTCCGGCAACAACAATCAAAACAATTCCATCTCGATACTCTAAAGCTAATCTTGCCGAAAGTGAAAGCCCCTCCTTTTGACCGTAAGAACCATTCTTGACGATTGGGAATTTTGACTTCTTTACAACCTCACCGTTCCTTACGATCACATACCCAACGGACGAACGCAAGTTTCCTGTCTGGTCTTGATAACTCCCATTGTCCCTCGCTTCATTTTGGCACTCGATTGCAACATACTCCAACGCATTGATAAGGACGTCCTCTGCCCTTTTGATCTTTGCATCGATATAATTGTCAATATCGGAACTCAATCTCTTTATGCCCATTAAACAATGACCTTTATCCGTTGTATAGCTTCCAACTCCATTATGCTCTTTACCTCTCTCTCACAAAGAACATCGCCCTTACGATTCTTTAACCGGATAACAGATGCAGAGAAATTCATGTCGTAAACAGTTATCTCATACTCCGATTGCTCAAACTTACCTCCAACATTTACACCCTTATTGCTGAGAGTAGTTGGGAAATATTCACACTCGTAGTCGGTTTCGAAACTTAGTCCACCACCTATAGGGATACCTGTTTCTTCATCAATAACTCCGGGAACAGAAACCTGAGGAGAGATAAATCCTTTCATTCTATGCGCTGCACTGTTGGTTCATCAAGATATGGAGTATCGTCAATGCCTAATTCAGCGCATTTGCGCCGAATTATGGCGTTGACGTTATCTTCATTAAAAGAAATTGAAACTCCGCCCTCGGAAACGTTGTTAAGCGACTTCATTTGAGAGAGAATCTCCACCACGCAAAGAGATATCTTACCCTCATCGGGATTTTCTTCATCAGGACTTATGCTGTGCTTAGCGCAGTATCTCCTGATCAAAGACTCACGAACAGGATAAGGTTGCAGGTCTTCTCTTATGATTTCCAAGGCTGTCATTTAGATACTTTTGTCGATTTAACTTTGATTTTTTCCACTAAGCCTTTAGAAATTAATTCCTCAGATCGTTCATCGGAAAACTCAACGGTTTCGTCGACAGTGTACTTCTTCAAAAAATTATCCTTGTCAACGAACTCTTTCAATACTTTTACCCTCATGCTTGAACAGTTTCAGTATTTAGAATATAGATCTGCTCAACGTTGTCGAGAATTGGCAACACCAATGCCTGCGAAGATGAGAACTCTCTTAACGGGTCGTTCAACGAGTATTTCGATAACAGGGTAAACGAACCTGCCTTGTTATAAACTACACCTGCAACAGGCGAAGTCTCCTCGGCAAGGGTACCGTAAATCAAACGTCCGACAATATCGTCGTATACAAACACCATAGCATTAGGATCAAACGGTTTCTCGTTGACCTGCTTACCGTTCACCTCGGTGCGTACTGTTCTGTCAATGACTTCTAATTCAAAACCGAACTCAGCTGCAAACTCCTCGTTAAATTGAATGCGGTTGGGAAGCGGAACACCAGAATAATCAGGAACGCCCTCAACTACAGGAACAATGATATTGTTAGAACTTGCATGAAGCCTTCTCGCACCGTAAGAGCTGCGTAAATTCTGATAAGCGGATTTCCCTATGTATGATTTGACTACAGAATTTCCATCCTCATCAATTTTTGCGACTACTCGCTCAATGTCAGAGATGGTGTCAGCGGTTGAATCACTCCATTTCTTCACCACACCAAAAAGGTTGGAGGTTGGGAAATCAAACTCAATGCGTACACCTACTCCCGGATTCTCTTCGTCTGGAATAAGAATCGTTCCACCCGACAAAGCTTTTAAGAAGTTATACTCATTGCTTTCATCGATACCATCACGACAAGCGATCAGGTCGGAGAACAGCTTACGAGCAATTTCAGCTTCATCGACACCACGTGCGCTCATGATCTGAATGTCGGAGATCTCTTTCTCTCCTAACCATTTCTTCATACCGCTCTTAACGATAGTGCCAACAGCACCACCCATGGACGGCCTGCGTTTAATTGGTAATGGAGAGTCCAAAGCCACAATATCGGCTTTCACACGAACGTTGTTGAACGACTTGCTCGCCCAGGTCAAGTCAGCCGTGTATTCTTCCACGAGCATCTGCTTGTGATACGACTTAGGAACGCTCTTTTCATCGTTCAATGTTTCTTTCGATTCACCTGAATAAGGCATATATTTATCTACCAGTTCAGGAAATAATGATGCTTTTTGGCTCATATATTAGTCCTCCGAAAATTCAATTAAACTCAATGCTTCTTTGATCTCAGCAGAATAGTCTACTTCTGTCCAATTCTTGTAAGCTTTCTCATTCACTTTACCACGTGTCATCACAGCAGTACCCTCATATTTTGGACGATGTGTTGCACGAACAACACCAATCGCTTTCTCACCAATAGACAAAGGCGAATAAACACCATCTGCAATAACAGCGGGTTTAAACTTCCCTTGGTCCGTTTTCACGATAACATGACCAGCACGGATATATTCATCCTCAAAACCTGTCAGGTCAAGCGAGACACCACCATTGATACCATCAAGGTATTTCATGATGACAACACCGTCCCAAGTCGTGTCAACGCTAAATCTGTTTTTTCCAACTTCAATCATAATCAATAATCTTTATCCAAATACTCGTTTCAATTCCTCTTTCGTGGGCTTATCAGAATTCTCTGACGAACCACTGAAAGGTCGTCGAGCTTTACCTAAGCTGTTGTTCGAAGCTTCCTGGATGATCTCCGCAATCAAAGGCTCTTGTTCAGCAACGTATGAAGCATAATCATCTTCGTCTTTGAACTCTATGCGGTCAAAATCCCTAAGCTTGGACTCTTTCTGCTTTTGGCTTAGCCCATCTAATTTCTTCTCGAAATCCTTACGGCGTAATTCTTTCGCTCTCGCTTCAGACAACTCCGCAAACTTACGGTCGTTTTCCTCACGATAGGATTTGAACCACGCAGGCTCATTTTCACTTTGGTTATTGTCAGACTCCTCGTGCTTCTTGGGTGAAGCGGATTCTTTGGATAGTTTCTCTTTCTCAGCATTGATCACTCTCGTTGCAAAAGATTGAGACACTTTTAGAAAAGGTAAAATCTCATCGATCTTTTCATCGATTTGTTCTTCTGTAGCATCCTCTTGTAGGTTTCCTGCTATGGTGGCAGCGACACCGTCAAGCTCTTTCTCGTTGAACCCCAACGATGCAGCTTTGGGTTTCAAACGTTGTAACACATTGTTTTTCATATTTTTAAAACATTTTATAAAACTACTCATGAGCATGTTTTCACAAACTCATAAGCTGTGTTACAAGCTCACATATGCAAACATACAAAAAAGTGTGTCGTTTAGACACACTTTATAGTTAAAAAAAATTAATACAAAACTTCTTATATAGCTAAATACATGTTCATAAATCCTTTTGATTTATTTATCGTTTTCATAATTAATTATACTAATCCTTCGTCAGCAAAACTGTAATGCCCATCTTCAGACAGGATGATTGAATCAATCAGGGTAATATCCATCCAGCCGCATGCTTCCCGTAATTTATTCGTTAATCGTATATCCTGATGGCTTGCTGTAAGATTGCCAGACGGATGGTTATGAACCAAAATAATTCCGGAGGCAAGATTATCGATGGCGTATTTCAGAATTAACCGAATATCAACCACCGTTCCGGAAAGCCCACCCTGACTGATTTTAGCAAAACCACAGGTATTATTGCTTCTGTTAAGTAATAGGATAAATGTGCTTTCGTAAATAGAGATATCGTCATGATAAAACTGTCTTGCGTAGTCTGCTGCAGCTTCAGGACTTTTTATTTTCGCACGCTTGAAGTCATGTCGCACAGCTTTCAGCTTGTACTCGACTTCTTTTTCTTTGAATTCAAAAAACTTCTTTTCCATCTCACTGTTTTTTAATAATCATAATATCCATCAAGCTCTCTCTGAGAAATATAGGTATCAAGCACCTCGTTATACCCATCAAACAGATCATTAATCGTCAAGTTTCTTTCTTTCGCAAACTCTCGGAGAAACACCTTTGCCTTTTCTTGTTCATCAGTTTTTAAACCAATCAACTCCGCTACTTTAATGTAGGTTGCTTTCAGTTGCTCTCTTTCTATTCTTGCCGGACAAATCATATCAAATCGAAAATGTAATCCATCTCAAGACCATAGCCTATCATAATGTCTTCAACATCATCATATCTTCCACCATTTTGAAGTGTGTTAAAAACTTCATTTCTCATTTCCTCCTCGATCAGATCGGCATCATCGCCATAAATGTTATGTAATGCTTTTTGCAAATTCATGATCAAATCTTTTTGATTACTTTTTTTGATTACTAATCTTCTCCAACAATTTCATTAACTCAATACCACTTAACATCCTGAATAAATCACTTGCTTCCCGTTTGAGAATACACAAACTATTAACCAACAGCTTTGAATCCCCTCCAACTCCGATAACGTTTTTCACACCGCAATCGTCCACCTCCTCTGCAACAAGGATTATCACGCTTTTTTTCTTGTCATTCTTTACTTCATTCAGCATAAACTCCGAGAAGTCTTGGGCTGTATGGATAAATGTACTAACTGCTTTTTCTTTCATAATAATGTTACTTTTTGTGTTTATATAGATAATGCCCGTCAAGCCGTTAGCACAGCCTTAATATTTTTATTCATATTTCATGTTACTTGTGAATATAAGGTTTTCTAATCTTTGAAGTGAATCTCTGTCTGCCTTTTCCGGCATTCTTATAAGCTTCATAAGCTTCCATTTTTGCTCTACCTGGTTCCATTGCTCTGATTTGTTCGATTGTTAATTCTGTTGAGATTTGATCTTTTGTCTTCATATCTGCTTGCTTTAAATGATTAATTGTTATTTGTTTAGTATAAAGATACAATTATTTAGTTGTATTTGCAAGCATTAATACAAGTATATTTAGTTATAAAACTTGTATTTTAAGAAGTTTAACTAATTAAATGAATAGTATATCAGCTATTTGACTGGCGTTATCTCTCATCCACCAGGGTTCTGTACCTATAGATTGTGCTTCGATTACTCGTTCTCGGTTATCCTTCAACCATTTTTTGAAATTTGCCGGAACTTCATTGATTTCGTTTTTAGATTTTATTTTGGTTAAAACACCTGTCTCCAGATAAGCTTTCTGTTGAGTAATAAACTCTTCACGTGTTGCGAGAATGGAAATGGAAAAACATCGGCAGTTTGGATGCCAACTTGTGAAAATAAATTCTTTGGGGTATTTGCCTTTAAGGCTGTCACACACTGGACAGTCATAAACATGGTTTGAACGCTTTATCTCTATACCTACGACAAAGTCCAACTGTTGTCTGCGATAATAATCCGATAACCTGTAAGCGTTGTTAATCACTGTTCGTGCAAGACGTGAAGCGTTTTTATAACTGCTTCGGTACATTCCGCTACCGGGATTATACTTCCTGGCGTTTTTGCTTAAAACTAAATCTCCATGCTTATCCCGCACCCTGCGGAATAGCTTGTCTGGTTTTATAAGGTATCCACGGATATTCCTGCTTAGTTGTGCTGCGCTTGTACCCTCTCCGATGCCGACATCTAAAGCAAGTTCCAAATCACCCTTAAATCGGCTTGTATTGAGCCAAATCCTTTGAGAGAGGTTTAACCCCTTTACTTTCTGGGATTGAAAAGCATATAACGCTTCGAGATTTCTTTGGCTGTACTTTTGAATAACAGAGCTTGGCAGGGTGATAGACTTCGTCATTTCCTGCACAAGCTTGTCGTTTACTTTAGCTGATTCGTACCACTCGTTTTTTACACCGGATAGTGTAACAACATTTATGCTCTTAGCTAACTCACGGACTAACCTGTTTACCTCATTGTTCAGCATCGGATAATCCTGAAACTCGAACAACTTATCTTTGTCGATATCTGCCCTAAGTGAGGCTGATACAACCTGTGAGATTGTCTTGAAGTACAACTCACGTATCTGCCTAACATAGTCTTCTATCCTACGGTAGTGCCGTTTATTTGCGTTCATTCAGCAATAGTGAATAAATCCTGATTCCTTTCAGATTCAGCTTCCTCTTGCAAAAGCTGATATTCAGCGTCAACATCGTCAACCATACCGAGAATCTTTATACCGGTCTTCTGAGCCATAACAGGTTTTTGAGTAGCTTTTGTAACTTTATCGATTTCCGAAGCTTCATCATTCTGTATGAATGGAGTGATAACGTGTTCAACCTCCAACTCTCCAATGCTATCCGCCCACTTTCTGTTCATCTTTCCTAAGAATGCTTTGATAACGTTACATTCTCTTTCGAGTGCTTCAATGATGTCGCCACTTTCATCGCCAACCTTTAGGTGTGGCTCGGTTAAAAGAGTTTTTCGTGCTTCACCTGTGACGTTTCCCAAGCCTTTGACGTTCTCCAAAGAGAAGTTAGGCAACTGTAGCTCTTCATCGATTTTCCTATCCAACGTTTCGATATAATATTTCATGGCTTCGATCTGTTGTTGCCAAGTGATATACTCGATACCGCCATCCCCCTCGATCTGATAAACCTCCCTCGCTACTTCTCCAGTAGCTTTCCCTGTGAGCAACTTTCCTCTGATTCCAAGTATCGGTGCAGAATTCTTACGTAAGATATTACTCTCTCTCGATAGTGATAGTTCAATCTCGGTTACGTTGTCAGTGATATCTTCATATATAGGTATCGGTCGCCAAAGATATATTGCCGGGATCTTCCCGATAGGCACTTCTGATGGTTCATCAACTTGCTCCCACTTACCATTTTTGTTTCGGTATAAAACATCCTTTTCAGCTTCGTAAACTTGAAAATATTTTACATTTTCTTTTCCCTCTTTGATAGTGTATTCGAATGCGAGCTTGACTAAATCCCTGTACTTGTCAAAAACAGGATAAATCTCGGCTTGAGAGATCCTTGAATACTTTTCTTCCATAGGAGAGAAGCTAATACAGTTCAACTTGTAATCGGAATCAAAGCCGTAGTAATTATTTTTAGCTTTTACAGGAAACCAGATTGTTGCCATTTCGCAGCAAGCAAAGTATGCAGCCATACGTTTAATGTTCACAGCATCAATGCGAGCACGTTTGTATATAGCTTCCATAGCCTTTGCCTGGGCGATCTTTACTTCATCATCACCAATGTTGTAAATCCGTTTCACAGGGATGGAGAAAGCCATTTGTGTCATTCTCCGAACGGCAAGACGTTGCTTCCCATAGACTACCCTTGCAGACCTTTCAACACCGTCAGCTTTTACAATATCTTTCAATATCTCCCGGTCTGTCCTCACCTTGTGTTTTGTCGGGTCGTACTCCTTGACGAGTTTAGACCACTTTGGCACAGCTATATTCTTAGCTTGCTTGATCTCATTAATAAGCTTATCCATTACCTAAAATCTTTTAATAATTCTTCTTCACTTATTGGCGACACATAGCTCGGATAGAATGTGTTCGCCAAAGAATCGAAAAGGTCAGGAGACCGTTTGAGCCTTTTAATGGTCTCTTCCTTTGGCTCGATAATGATTGAACCATTCGATTGAAACTTCCACTTTATGTCAGTTGCTTCCTCTAAAAACCTATCGTTCAAAGGAACAGCGGCGTTGAATTTATTAGCTGGGTTTAGCCAATCACGAACACACCAATACAGATAGGCTTTCATGTTTGCAAATGTGTAAACGCCTGTAATGTCTGTCAGGTCTCTCGCACTTTCGGAGAACTTACACGAGAAAGCATTTTCGTAACCCAACTCTCTTAAACGTGAGTAAACACCTGCACCCTCACCGATCGTGTCAATGAACGCTTGTGAGCCGTCTGTGCGGATGGCTTTGGAAACCATACCTGCTATATGCATGTGGTCGGCACTCCCACCTGACTGATGGCTAACAAACTTCGCCAGATAATTGTCGTAACGATAGCACAGGACACTGCTGTCTCTACCCATGCCTGCCACATCAACCCCAAGTCGTAAATCGGAGTGAGGGATAAAGTTTTCTTCATTGAATTCCAACCAACGCTTGTTGGCAATATTAATCCATTCATAAGGAATGAGATTGTCTTCTGATACTTTCGGGAACATCCCCAACACCTTAACCCTGAATAAATCATTGGGACGATAGATGCCTCCCTCAAATCTAAAGTCTCCCTCACCCTCATTAAAGTCTGTTTCATGAATTGATGTACACCAAGTGTGCACCTTATCTTTTACCCATTCATAGTCAACCTGCCCAGGGATTACTATATTCTTCTTAACGACATTCTCTGCATTGAGAGAATTTAATCGAAACTTCTTAAAGCGTTCGGACTTCATCGCTCTCGCTGCATAGCCTGTAGTCACGTTGGGGTTGAAAACTAACAGTAAGCGAGAGTTACCCTGCAAGTTCCCTTCAATCGCATTGAATGTCATTTCAGAGATCCCTGATGCCTCGGTTACGACAAACATCGTGTTCGATGCGTGGAATCCTGACCAAGCTTCTGTAGCATCATCTCCTGCCTTGAAACCAGTCAGAAACCATTCCTCAAAATCCGTTCGAATATCATCAGACACTAAACGCCCGGGTAGAACCCTTGCTGCACGAAACAACCGACGGATTTCAGGTGTCATAATATTTTTTACCTGACGGCCAGTATTTCCACTCCACATATTAAAGCCATTTCTGCGAATCATAACCATTCCACTCGGAACGGTAACGCAATGAACAAATCCATGATAATCCTTCTTGTACCAATGTTTCTTCATCACGTGTGGATAATTGCCCCGCATTGGACTAAGCTTTACCTCATAGTAAAAGTGTGATGATACGGTTACATTTCTACCTTCGATAATCTTATCTCTACTTTTTCTGAAATATTCCTTTTTGTTTGCAATCCAACCAACCTTTATGCACATTTCGTGCAGGTCGTCAGCAAGCTTATCAGATGAAGTGCACAGCTTAACACTTCCGTTTTTGTCAATGCTTCCATCTCCAACGATAAATCCTTTGAGAAAAGCTTTCATGCTTGCAATATCTGAATTCTTCACCCATTTAGGGATTGAGCGGACAAGCTGCTTTCCATAGGGAACAAACTCACTCGATAATTCCTTATCGTACAACTCCCAATTATATCCACCGCCTTTACGTGGGTACTTGTGGAATTTATTCTTTAGCAAGGGCTGAATTCGGGAAATCAAATCATCAACATAAGCGATGTTCTCACTCTTGGTTTGAGTTACTGTTATCCGGTACTTCCTTTGCTTTTCATTGAAAGTGAAACTACCTTCGGCAAACCAAAAACCAAGAAACTCCATCCAATCTTTATTCTGAACATCTCCATCGAAGTAGGCAACCTTGGCGAATAGACCATTCTTTCCGTAGATGTCCTTGGCTTTCCTGACTTCACCTGCAAATCCATCAATATACTTGGCTGCCTTGATGCACTTAGCAACATATGACTGAGACTTTCCGCATACTTCCGCGGTCTTGTACTGCGACCAGTCAGGATTCTTGCTTAGCTGTGACTCGTGAATAGAGTTTATTCTCTTAGCTTCACCGGAGCTTACATTGCAGTTGCTAAATAGACACCTGTGGTTTGGAGTTACGAGAAAGTCTATCAATTTCGTCTTACAACCAATCATTTCTCCGTGATAAGGTTCATTTATAATATCTGTCGGGTGAACGTATTCGATCTTACCACCTTCACCCATCTGAGCAACCTTATCGTTATAGGTAAGGTCGAAGAAAAACTTCCATCCATCTTCAGTGAGAATCTCTGTCTCACTATCATAACACGGTGCCGTCATTGCGACCTTAGTGTTCTCGATCATATTCCCATTTTTGTCAAATTTTGGTGTTAAATAAAGAAAGCATAAAGAAGCACAGGCAGCAACGAAATCCTTCCCTCTCGATGTGCCACTTGCAACGGCAACCATCTTGTTGTGCTGTACTGAAGCCAGAACATCCTGTTGTTCCGTGTCTAAACGAGCTTTTAAAACATCGTAGGCAAACCTGTTCCAATCGGCTTGCCAAGATTTGAAAACAGATATGTACTTGTCATTAAACATCTGACGTCGCTTCTTTCATCAATGTCAAAAATGGGTTAATAGTAATGTCCTGTTCAACAGTTTCAATATAGCCCCTGCGCTTTCCTTTGGTCTTCAAATGGAAAAAGATTGAAGCTTCCTTGCCCTCACGAATGTTTTTCAATAACATACTTTCCGTGAAATCCAAATTGGCTTCATCAACATCATTGATCTTTTCTGCAAATGCCGGGTCTTCCCTAAACCATCGGTAAAAGGTTTCCCTTGAAATGTTACTGTTTCTGCAAGTAGCGGAGACGTTGCCAAGAGAGTTCTCGTAGTTCTTTACAACGTCACGCTTTACAGCTGCTTGCGTTCTCCTTTTTTTTTGTGTCATAACTGTAATTATGTAAATAACTCTCCCTGTGACTTATTCTTTATGTCTTGACACTCCTGGATTGATTGTTGTTCAGAAGCTTCACGAACCTTCACTTTTCTTATCCATTCATCGTCAGACCATCTTCTTCGACACTCACTTCTGTAAAAATCCTCATTGGCTTGTATATCGTGGTTTCTTACAAAGCTCCCAAAATTGAAGAAATCATCAATCGTCTTTCCAAGCTGTTTACCTTTCCTCGTGTGAATATCGATAGCATAGTCGGGTATCTCTTTCTTCTCACTGTCAACAAAATGATGGGAGTCGAAATGATAATTTAATGCCCAGTCCGTGTGCCTGCTTTTGGGTGAGTTTGTCAAGTACAGAATTGCCTGAACATAGGGAAGCCTGTTTTGCTTCTTTCGGTCATTTTTCGATTCACTTAGCTTCTTGTACTGCCAGTAGAGTGAATTAATGACTACTGTAGCCATAGGATTTGCAAGACCAATGTCTTCAGTCGACATAATTATCATTCTCTTCCAAGCATAAGGAATAAACCCACTGTTATACAATTCAACTCCCCAATACATTGCATCCATCTCGTTGCATCTCCTGATTTCTTTCTGAAATGCTGATACGACCTCAAATAAGTCATATCCATTAATTGTTAGAATTTTCTTACTCATAACCTTATATATTTATCCTAACTTACTAAATATAAATGTTTTAAGCAAATTATTTAACATATTTATTACGAGCATTCAAGTATATTTTCTTCTGTTTTTTCGTGTACTCCTCTTTTTGCTCTTTGGTGAGATTCCTCAAGCTTGAAGAGCTTAAATGAAAAACATATGATGATGTAACTCTTGCGTGTTTCAGTCCGTGGTACTTCAGTTGGTCCGCATAGATATTGTCTGAATACCAAAAGGATACATCTTCATCAATCTTACCTATTATGTCGAATATTTCTCTTTTGACCGCTATACACCATCCCATAAGATTGTGATTGATTCCGTAGCCTTCTACTATTGGTTTTGTCGTGAAAATGCTTCTTACCGGATTTGTAGGTGAGAGTGAGAGATAGCCAAGTCGGAAGCCTTTCTTCAGCTCCTCGAAAAATCCTGTATGATAGATCAAGTCATTATTGCATAGCAAAACATACTTAGCCGATGTGTGAGATAATCCGTAATTTAAAACCCGATTATAGTTGAAAGGGAAGTCGTAATTCAAGACTTTATCAGCGTATGGGTGAGAAAAACTCTTTTGTTGCTCTATAACTACAACGTTAAACTGCAAGCTGGACGAGCTGCGTAGGCTTTTAACCGATGCTTCAGTTATCACCTTGCTCATTTCATCTTTCGTGTTTGTGGGAATAATCACGTCAATCATAGCTTTACAGTCTTTGGTTTATATGCTTTTATATCAATATCGTAACCAAGCGTGTGGGTAGCTGACTTCATAAATACTTCTGGAAAATCGTTCTTTAGAAATTCTATCGATTTTTCAGCATCCTGTCTCCGATCCCTTACCTGGTATCCTCCATCATTAGTGTAAACTTCAACATTGACACCTGCAAGACCGTAAGTGAGAGTGTAAAATCCATTCTTCCATAAATAAAGCTGAATGGCGGTATCATCATAATGAAGAATTTCAGGTACGATCTTGTTTTCTTCTGTCCTGACCAACATTGTGCCCCAAGCCCCCTGATTCTTATAACAGAATGTCTTCTTCTCGTTCTTGACGAAGTAAAACGCTCTCGCTGAAAGAAAACGAACCAACCCGAGTTGTGGCTGATCACTAAAATGTTTAGGCAAATCGCTTATCAAATTCTCAAACACTTCTTTCTTTAAGTTGGATTTCGCCCTAAAGTCGATAAATCCATTTATATCATCATCCATGTAGAACTGTAAGGGATATCCGTTATCTATTGCGTATTGTTTCGCTACCCACATTGAATAACCTTTCCCTCTGTCGTTTTCAGGTAATACATATAACCATCCTTTTGGAATTGTAAGCCTGTAATGATGTGCCTCCTGTGGCTCAACGAAAACCTTGACGTACACATCATCAGGCAATGTGCAAGTCCTTAGCCAATCGACTGTCTTCTGATTGTACGGTCTGCTCTTGGAGGGTATGCAAATTAGAGTCTTCATCAATAAGGAAATTTTAAGGAGCGCTCTCCAATGTTGACATTCTTCTTTAATTGTGTAGGACTTTTGTAGAGGATAACTTCACCGAATTTCTCTCGCAAGTAGAGAGTGTTCTTTATCATGCTGTCTCGTGTGCGATAATCGTTACACCCACCCTTAGCGGTGAAGTTACCAACAGTAATAAAGCTGAACCGATTGTCAATCAAACAATACCTGTGCTTGTAAATTGTCAGACAACTCATATAGTGATCCTCACCCTCGGACATATTCAGATCGTATGCGAGATTATGCCCTTTGAGAAATCCACAGAACGATGCGTTCATATAACCTGTATGCACTATTGGCTCGAATGAATTATATTCTAAAGGATTCCGGATTTTCGAGAATGAGAAAACCTTTGCTCCAACCTGACGAGCGATATCAGCGGTGGAGTTGATTACCTCCAGGATTATCTCCTGATCCTCTATCGATGATTCCTCGTTAAATGCGTAGTTCTTGCGAATTGAAACAACATCATCGTCGATCATGAATACCTCCTCGTAGTTGTCTAAAATCCACTGACGGGTGGCAGTTATTCCTTTGACGTGCTTGGGTGTACCGATAACTTCAATGCTTGGGTAGGATTTTTCGTATAAATCAACCTCGTAGTCAGGGACGATCAATGTCAGTGAAGGGATGAACCTTACTGTCGTTACGTTGTTTGAACGCCCCTTGGATGGACAAACTATTTTAATCGACATTCGTTGCCTCCTCCCATATTTTTTGAAAGTCCTGAACACGGATAACAAGTGATTCACCGATCTTTGTATTTTTATAATCTCGCATCCGTTCAAGCTTCAATACATTCCTTACCCAGTTAAAATCCATTTCATTGTTGCAGAAAATCATCACAGTACGATACCTCTCGTTGAACTTCTGTACTATAGGCATCTCAGCATTGTCGTTGGTGATGGCGTTGAATTTCTCATCGAACTCACTTAAAAGCTTGCCGATCTCACTGTCGGTGAATCCAACATCGTAAAGTAACTCACGCTCGAAATACGTGTTCAAAGCTTCAAAATCAAACTCTGCTTGGTTCTTGTTTAACCTGAGGTTCAGCTCTTTCTCCTGTTTCTCGTTCAGCTCAAGAAGAATACAAGGCGCTTCATCATAACCTAAAGCCCGGGCAATACGCACTCGCTGATTACCACCAATCACGATATTCTCACGACCTTTAAACATGTTCACAACGATTGGCTGAACGAAACCAAATGTTGTTATTGACTTCTTTATCTCCTCACGTTGCTTTGCTGTTATCTTTCTCGGATTATACTCCGGCTCGATCAACTCACTAATGGGTTTGTAAATTATTTCTAACCTTTTTTTCATGTGTACTCTTTTTAATTCACGCAGTTACTTGATTTGTAAAGATAACAAAAGTGTGTCTATTATACACACTTTTTGTCATAAAAAATCAAATTTCTTTATTTTTCCAGTGTAAAACTTGATAAAAGCTTGGATTTCAAAAGTACTGTATTTCACAATTTCATTCTTCATACTTTCTAATAATAGTACTTTTTCTTCTCCGTACTTCTTAATTAATCCGTACCGGTAACCTGACAGGTTTCCTTCATCAAAACGATTGCAGCTACGACAACAAGCGTTACAGTTGATTTCAGAATAACGCAAGCTCATATGCTTCCTGTTAATGTAATGAGCACAGTCCGCTTGTTCGAACGGTTTGACCTGCCAGCAAGCCAGACACCTGAAAGCCTTGTGGTCATACGCCAGACTATCACGAAGCCTTATATACAATGAGAAAACATTGTCTAACTTTGTAATCAACTTGCTACGTTTCTGTATTTTATTAGATATCATAGCCACAAAAAAACATACCCTTTCGGATAAAAAATCAATTTACTCTCATCCCACTCTGAATCGTGATAATCAGTGAAGAACTTATCTCCAAAATATTTAAAAGCTTTACCACGACCATCCTCATAACTTTCGGCTTCAAATACAGCTACCGTATCACAATCTAAAGTCTTTCCATTTACCATGTGAGTGTGTACCTGTCCAAATGTTACATAATGTTTTGCCATCTTAGTACCTGAATTTTGTAAAGTGAATAATGCCAAGACTACCATCTAAATCGTAGTCCAAAAACCACTCCCTGAAATCGTCGAGAGAAAGGCAATCGTTCAGTGCCAGGTCTCCAACCGTTAAAGGAGTTTTTAAAAAACCGTTCTGAATGAATGGATGAGAAACCTCTCCATTCTCAAACATCAATCGCTGCATTCCGACACCATCATCTTTGGTTAATCGGGTGAACTCTATCTGCTTTGACCGGAACGGTTTATCGCTCCAATACCTCAATGACAGACATGCATTACCTTTCTCGATCTCATTAAACCGTTGTCGCCAAAGTGAAAAATTTGAACGAATGGTGTGAATTTTTGATCCTTTGAGAATCTTCTCTACGAAATGTGTCGGCTCCCCCCTCCGCAAGTGCGTACCAGGGAAAAATCTTGATACTGTTATTACATATGTTTTCATAATCCTGTTCTTTCAAAATAAAACTACCCTGAGTTCTTAATTCATTTATTTATTTTTAAAAAAGTTCAATTTCCTTTGCGCTAAAACATTAAATTCGCTTGTACGAATCGATAAATAATGCTCTCCATCATTACCCTTAACAAGAATAAATTCATATCCATACTCCCAACAAAGTATATTTATCTTGTCTAAGAATTCATCAACCTCGTTGATCACATTTTCCGGTATGTCTAAGTCTGCATTAATCATTAAAATGGCGCACTTTGCGGCTCATAAAAATTCTCCGCTTCAATGGGAGTTTTTTCAAATATCTTCTTGAATGAATCATCGTGCATAAAATGAATCATTTCGTCACGTTTACCCTCACGGTTTTTCGCAACTACAAGCAATCCCCTATTTTTCCAAGAAACATTATTTTGATCTACAGCTTCGGAATTATAATACGATGGTCTATGCGGAAAGATTACCTTATCAGCATCCTGTTCGATATTTCCACTCTCACGTAAATCACTTAATGTAGGCATACGAACCTTTGCCCCTTTCTCCGGACGACTGAGTTGAGCTAAAAGGATTACAGGGATACTTAACTCCTTTGCGAGAGACTTTAACTCCCTGGTGATATGTCCAATTTCCAGATCCCTTGTGCCGAATTTCATACCAGTCTGTATCAACTGCAAATAGTCAATAATCAGTAAATCCAATTCACCTTTCCGGTGAAGTTTCCTCGCTAATGACTTAATATTATTCAACCTTGAGATGGATGGACTATCTGCAATATTTATCCTCAGATCATATAACTGTGCCACCCTCTCATCGATAAATTTCCATTCATCATTCGTTAACTGCCCTGTTTTAATGTTATAAAAGTTAATCCGGTCGTCCTCAGTAATCATTCTTAAAATCAATTGCTGAGCTGTCATCTCTATCGAAACGAATAAACAGTTGTTCCCCGTTTGAGCTGCATGTTTGGCAAAGTGTATTGCCAACTGACTTTTTCCCATTGATGGCCTACCACCAATAACGATCAAATCTGCTTTTGACCATCCACCATTTAATAGAATATCCAAATTTCTCAAGCCGGTTGTTATCTCCGTATTCTCACCACTTTGCTTTACAGACTGGACTTCGGCAATATACTCCAAGGTCTGTCTTAATGAAGTTTTCATATCAAAATACTCCTCGGTAGTGCCGTATGATGTCAATTCCGTGAAACTTTTTTCTAAATACTCGATTGCATCCTGAACATCCTTGCATTCATCGTAAGCCATCCGAATAACTTCATTTGATTGCCTAATTAATTGCCTTGCGATCGACTTCTGCTTGATTATTAATGAGTGGTAAACAATATGCCCTGCCGAAGCAACAGTATCGATTAATTGAGAAATGTAAACCACCCCACCCGCTTGTTCTAAAACTCCCCTTGCACGTAAATCTTCAACAACGGTGAGAATGTCAATCGGCTTGTTTGAATTTTTCAAAGAAAGAATTGAGGTGAAGATCTCAACGTTCTTCTGATCATAGAAGTCTTCTGGTAAAAGGTTTATTTCATCGATAGCCTCTTTTTCTATCATCAATGCACCTAATACTGCCTTTTCTAAATCAATAGCCTGTGGCGGTAGCTTAGTAGGTAAATACGTTATCTTGTTGTTCATCATATGCTGTTTTATAAACTTTGTTCTGATTTTGAGAAATTGAGTTCGCGAATGTCGAATTCCAATCAACCGACTTATACCTCGATTTTTTCTTGTGCTTCCAACCCGCTTCGGTACCCCAAAAGTTTACACATGATTTTTCTATGCTTTTAATAATATCAACTTTAGGGTAAAAAGATTGTTGTTGCTTCAACCACTTGTCGTTTTTCTGAACGTCTCTGAATGCTGTTCTCAAATCTGATAGATAAACATTAAAGTCTTTTTTCCAATCCGCTCCGTTATGCGAAGCAGTAGGAGTATATATATCATTATCTTTAGATAATACAGTATCAGTTACAGTATCAGTTACAGTAACAGTATCAGGTTGTTTTGTTTGATTTTTCAAGCAATTGGTTGTTTTTGGTTGTTTTGGTTGTTTTTGGTTGTTCTCATCATTTTCTTCAACCAATTGATTGTCTTTCGATGCGTTAGTATTTCCGACAGGAGCACCACCTTTCTTCCCTGCCTCACTGCGCTTCTGTCGTATCTCCTCGTACTTAGCTAAATCAGTCTTAAGTATCTGTTTTAAAGGCTCGAAAACAAGCTCTGTAATTCTATCAGGTGCAATAGGATTTTCGTCTGTAACGTATCGGAATATATGCTTGATAAGCTTACCTGCCTCATCGTCAGATAGCTTCTCAAACGTGGACTTCCAATTGGTGTAAACAACAAATGATTTCTTATCCTTAGCCATAATCAACACCCTTTCTATGCTCGTTCAAATGACATTCTCTACACAGAGTTAATCCATTATCAACATCAAGTCTTAGTTTCGGAAAATCTTTGTAAGATTTAATGTGATGTGCATTAAGCTCACCACCTACTTTCCTGCAATGCTGACAAGTATAGCTATCTCTTTTGTACACACTGTCTCTCCAGTTCCTATAAGCAATTGAATCCCTTTGCTGTCGGTTATTCCTTAACCATGGTGGCCTTGTGTTTTTCGGATGCCAAATAAACTTACTATCAACGTAGCTGAACGTGTAGTTATCGGGTGCGAGCATTAATGAGTGAAATTTTCTTTCATCAATATCACCGTTCAAAAATGCACATTCAGGACAGGAGTGATAATTCCCATTAGCGTAATGTGGACTAGATTCTCCAATTTCTTTATTGCATACATCACATATATAATATTGATAATATGAGAAGTAGTCCCCATTCCTTATTTTTACAGTTCTACTAAACATTTAATTTCATTATGCAAATTTATTGTTAAAAAAACCCAATGGGGAGCAAAAAAACTGCCGGGTGGAAACGCATATCAGGATAATGCACCGACAGTTTTTTGCCCACAAAGGGAAATGATAAAATACTTTTTTTCCTGAGTGAACGTTTCCATGAGTAAACTTACAAAATATGTGTTTATTAAACACACTTTTAGGTATTAATAATAATTAATTTAACTATTTAAACAACTATTATTCAAGCTATTCATCTTTGTTTGTTGGGAATTTACCTGAAAGTCGCTTCGATAATGAAAGCGCCATCCTCTGATATTTCTCCGCTTCATTGTTCAAATACAAATTTCTGCGTTGGAGCTTAAAAATCTCTTTCTTCAAATGCGAGATCTCTGCATCGGATTTTGTGCAAAACCGACCTTTCGCATCACGGATATAAACTCGTCTCTTTTTAGTTTCTGAAAAATCAAATAAATACATAACTAAAAGTTGATCAAATTACGATTGAATTCATCTTCTGAGATTCCATAAAGAACAGTACGAAAAATAGCGTTTTTAACTGCATCGTATACGTCCTGGAACTCAGCATTATCCATTTTGTCAAAAGCTATCGACTTAGCTTCAACAACTAACTCATTCCGAACAACAGAATAGTACGTGTTGGAAACACCTGCTGCTTTTAGCATTTCTTTCCTGAAGTTATCCCGACCAAATTTATTATCTCCACCCAATCGCTCAGTTTGTTCTTCACTTAGATATTCAAAAGCACAGTTTATTAAAGCGAAGAACTTTTTGTGAAATTCATAATTTCTGAATAAAACGATATTAGATCGGTAAACCTCACCGAGCTTCAACTTTTTTTTCTCCTCGAAATCGTCATCGTAAACAGGAATAAGGCCTTGTTTCGTATTTAGCAAATTCAGCTTCATACCATTTTTAATTTTGTGGTTATACTCCCTTTTACCTGAATATCTTTCACGTATTTCGCATATAACTCAGGGTTGTCCTTTTCAAATTTTTTCGAATCGAATCCCTTTCTTGTATAGTCTTTCGACTTGGAAATAGTGAAAAAATCATTATCCCAACTGACAAGTCCGGTATCCTTGAAAAGTTTCTCAATCCTGGAATTGTAGTCTTTCTTCAAATCATCCAAACGCTTGATTTCCGAAGCTATCTCAGACAATTCCTTGATAAGATGTAATGCTTCAACCTCTCCTTTCATTACAGCTCTCGTGTACTTTGTACCACTTACCTCACACTCCAACAATCTTTCAACTTCGTCCAGAGGCACTTCATCGATTTCATGAAACGTAGCACCATCACGCACCCAGATTGCCGTCAAACCGGCGACCTCGATGCCGGGATTTATGATATTGAAAAAGTATTTCAGTATGGATAACTGCCACGACAACTTAGGTCTGTTTAACCTGTATGTCGTTTTCATGTCGCACAAGTAATATTTATTGTTTATCAACAACACCTTGTCGATCGCTGAAGCAAAATGTTTTAAATCGGAAACCAAATACTCATTATCGATTACGTCAAAGCCTACTTTCTCTTTTAAGTCAGCGTACCATCGAGCTTCCTCGCTGTTGGTCGTACCAAACATGTCATACGTGAAGGTATCATCGTGAATCCTGGTACCACGTTTTGATGCATTTTTAAGTACATGCGCAGGTACTTTCGAATATTCATCTGGAAAAAGGTGCTTGGATATTATGCCTGTAATTCCACTCAATTCCTTGTCTCCTAAAAGATATTTCCGCTCGTAATCATTTTCAATAAATACAACTCCACTGTTTCTAAGCTGCTTCATTGCCCTCTAACTTTGATTTGACATGGTTGACCTTATCCTTAAAAGCCTTTAGAGTCCAAAGCTGCTTATTGTCTTTCCATACCTTTTCAAGAGCACCGATTGTCTCACACTCATCTACTCTCTTAAGTGCGGCTTTCAAATCGGCTTCGATCGTTCGCTTGGTACTAACAGGAGCTTTTATTTTTTTCTTCATATCATACCTTACTGTTAGGTCTTGGTCGATAATCGACAAATCGGATATCACACGATCTTGGTACTTGATATCTGAAACGGAAAACTTAACCTTGGACTTTAAGATTGGTTTACCATTCCTGATGTCAACTTCCTCCGAAGAAAGGTTTATCCAAATGAACGGTGCAGTATAAAGTTCTCTACCTATACCTATATTGAATCCTGCCCTTTTGAAAGCATCCGAAGCTTGACCTTTCTCAGCTTCCATCCTGGACTCGACTCCTACGTCCTGTTTCCGAACCCAACACTTCTTTGCTTCATCCCAAATCTCAATATTGCAATACAAATTGCCATTGATAACCTCATGATACCTCTGCCAATTGTTTCTGCCAAAAGTCTCATCGAGTAAATTCATGTCTGTTCTTGCATCCTTGTAAAGTAGAAGAACACAACCTTTCTCTGTGATTGAGTGCACCCGGCACTCAATCTCATCTGCTTTTAATAATCTGATTTCTTTCATGGTTTTACTTTAATTTTCGTAACTCTAATGCTTTCTCAACGTCAACAGTAATCTTACGACCAACCTGTGATATTGCCTTGTTGATCCTACCTGAATTTTTTATTCTTTGTGCGGTAGATCTTGAACATTGAAATATCTCAGCGATACCGTCAATGCCGTAAACATACTTCCTCTCTTTTTCTACAACTGGTGCAGGAACATTATCACGAATAATGCCCACAAGCTCACTTACTGTAAGATCAATAACTCTTGTATTCATTTGAACATATTTAATTTTTCGACTGCCTTAGCAGCATGATTCAACATATCCTCATAATCATTTAATGAGAACGGCTGACCTTTAATATCTAATCGTTGAATAATTTCACCATCCTTCATAATGATTATTTCAAAATCCCTGAAATTTAAAGTAATCTGAAGACGCTCATGAAAAACATGCGTCATTGTACGATTGGCTGTGTCAAACACAGTCTCATAACCTAATACTGTCATTTGAATAATTTGTTTTTGTGAGCATAATTAATAAACTCATCGATAGAGTGAAGACCGAGCTTCTTCAATGCATTCTTCTTATGATTCCTCACTGTGTGAATTGATATAAATAAAGACTCTGCAATGCTATCGGTACTCTCATTGTTAAAATACTTCTTCATAACCTCCAACTCACGTTCGGAAAGGGTTGAATTAAACTTAGGCTGACAAATAATTTTATAGTATTTACATTCAGCTTTAAGCGGACATTTAACTAACTCAAAGTTGAGACACCCCCTGTCAAAATCGACAGTACTATCATTCATCCCGAAGCAACAGTTTATGATTCTTCTCGCTCGCAGAAAGTCATAATAAATTGTGTTCTCAGCACTCTTCGAATATTCTTTCTCCAACGCTGCGTATTGTTCAGGATAAAAATTCTTCGAGTGATCTAAAAGGAGGGAGATGATTTCCCTATCTGTCTCGTTCAGCTCGTGGCAAGAACTCTCGCCAATGAAACGATAAAATGCCTGGCCACTCGAATAGTCAGTATGAAATTCAATTAAATAACTCATTTTCCGGAATTCCTGTTACTTCTGACAAACCTCTATAAAAACTCGGGTGTGATGGCTTGTTACGTCCATGAACCCATCCCCTAACTGTGGCTTCAGAAACCTCTAACTTTTCAGCAACCATTGTTACCCACTCACTTTTCGGAGCATTACGCCCTGGAATTTGTTTGTAAAAATCTTTTAATGTCATAATCTCAAATTTTAAAAAGTTACACTTCAAATCGTGGACGGCTGCAATCAAATGCTCACAGTCAATGCTGTACCGCCCTGCCAACCGTTTCACAACGCCTGTTTCCGCAATCATTTAGCATTCAAGTCAATACGATTCTATAAACCCCTCGAAATAAAATCACAAAACCATTATCTTCAACTCTTGAGTCGAAACCCAACCCTACTGCTTTAGCTGCAATCTTCGAGCTGTAGTCAGCTTGCAGTGTTATGTCATGTATCGTTGTGGAGACTAAATAAAACGCGTCTCCGAAGACTTTTGAGCACCATGAGGCCCTACGCATATTTTCTCTTAACTTGTTCATAACATTACTCGTATAAGGTTACTTAATAATCTTGCCTTACTCCATAGGTCACGAAGATCTGACCGATACTCTTTCTCATCGTCCGATTTATTGTAAAAAATCGATTTCCTAATGTCTCTCTGTGCACTTACACGTTCAGACATGCTTTTTAAAACTTCCTGATATTCTTCAAAAACTGTCATTTCTTTTTTCGTTTGCGTAAGTAAACTGTCTTGCTGTCAAATCTCTCTTTGACGTAATTTTCCAAATAGTACCTCCCAGTCGGTTGAAGCCTGTCAAATAAATTGTTTTCTTTCTTCATAATTTTTTAAATACCAACACTTACTTCCCAAGCACTCTCACGTGCGTTAACCATAGACCACCAACTTTCGTCGGCTTCGTCATATTCATCTTCCATTATCCTCCGGTAGCTATCTATTTCTACTTCCAAATATTTGAGCATTTCTGACAAATCAATTTCATCGCAATTGTAAAATTCAGCCATGTCTTCAGGATTGCCGTATTTTAGGTTTTCAAGCTCCTGAGTAAGTGCTTCGAAATTCATTTTTGCATTGTCGTACTTGTAGCTCATATTGATTAAGTTCTTTAAATAGCCTAAGAGGACTATTTTTAATTGCTTTAACTGTTCATTACTTTTGCTCTTTCATAACTTTAACTATCTTTGCCAAAGTGATTATTTTGATAGTGTAAATATACAAATAATGATTTGTAATTGCAAGCTTAAATACAATATTTACATTGTATTTAGTTTTATTTAACTGTGTTTGTATGGATATATTTGACGTAAAATCAGCTTATTGATAAGCTTTAAGCTGATATGCTGAAACTGAAAAAGGGTTTCGTGAATGTTTAAAAAATTTGTGGAACTACTATGAATAAAAATGAAATACCTAGTGCATTCATAAACAATGCAAAGAGGTTCATTTATAGAACTAAATGATGATTTGTATTTACTTCCGTTATCAGGCAAGAACAATACAAATTTATAATTGTAACTAACAAGTATTTAGTGAATGTTAACATTATGGATAAGCAAACAAAACTTAGATTGCTTGAGAAGTCGTATAGAGATTTGCTCGATAGCGGAATAGTACATACGCAAAAAGAGTTCGCCGATGTTGTTGGATATAACGCCGACAATATCTCTTCAGCGTTAAGCGGAAACGAGCGTTTCCTTACTGAAAGAATGGTGAACAAAATAGGAAAAAGAAGTAGAGAAATTATCTCAAACAAAATCCTGTTAGCAAAGAAAAGCGAAGTTATTCCAAAAGAATACACCGGACATATTCCCGTGAAAGTAATAACTGCAAAATCAAGAGAAGGGTACGTCAATGCTTACTATGCTGACGAATATCTTGAAAACATGCCTACAATACTAATTGAAGCCGATATTAACTACAAGGCACGATTTTTAGCGCTCGAGGTCGATGCTGACTTTATGGAGCCAATTTATGACCGTGGGGATGTAGTTATATGTGAAGAAATTCCACGTAGCAGTTGGCAACAACAACTACCTTACGAAGAATGGGATTTTGTCATTGCACACGGTCGGAAAGGATTAATGATTAAGGAAATAACTTCGCACAATTTGGAAACAGGAGAGATAGAGTGTCATTCGGAAAATTCAGAGGCAAAACCTGACATGACACTAAATCTTGGCGATGTGGCATTCCTGTATAAAATCATTGAACATCGACGACCAGGTCGAAAAAAGAGAAAAAAAGAAAACGATTAAATGAAAAAGGTATTAATAATATTATCAGCAATTTTAATTACTGCCTGTGGAAAAGAAGAACCGAAAATTGAACCTGTAAAAAAGCTATTGTTAATTGACAAAGAAATCAGTTTAAGATATAGTGAAAGTAAGGATGTGCGTGTATCTGTCGAAAACATTAATCTCAGTGACGTAGATTACAAAGTCAGAGATGAGTTTGTCGCAACAGCTACAACAAATAATGACGGCTACAAAATTACTGCCCGACATATCGGAGAAACATACTTGGTGTTAACGGTAGGAAATTTAAAAGACTCCTGCAAAATAACTGTTACACCAACAGACCTTATAATTGAAGAACCGATAGTATTACAATTCGGTTTAAACAAAGAATCAGTAAAATCAAAAGAAAGCCGAAAGCTGATAAACGAAAGTGACAATATGCTTAGGTATGAAATCGACAAATACAACACATACTATTACTTCTTTAAAGACGACAAGCTGTATTTGGTCGAACGATGGGCGGGCAACTACACGTTTAGTCAATCTGATAACATATTGACGGAAATGTACGAATACGTGAAAGTTGAAAACGGAATACTTTATAAGAAAGGAGATTTATGGGTGAAGTTAACACGATCACAAGGAGGTGCTTCGCAAATCTGGTATTCTAACGACAGCAAGATTTTAGCAAATTATGAAAATATTTGGAACTAATGGAAGACATATCAAAAGATAAGAAAGACTCAATCGAAATTGTGACTCGGTTCTTTTTAGCAATTGACGAACTCGTTGCAATGAATCGGTTACGTGGCATTAAAACATTTACAGATATGTATGATCTTGATAGGAGAAACTTTATTCGCATAAGAAAAAACAAAAATAGCAAAATGTTTCAACTGTCTTGGATAGTGTATATTGTTCGAGACTTTGGCGTATCCATGGAGTGGATTATGACAGGACGAGGGAAAATGTTCTCATGAAGTACTCACTGATTTTTTTACTAGAAACAAAAAATAACCGTCCAGATGAAGAACGTATAAGAATGCGTGTTCGATGGAACGGTAAGCAATCTCAACATTTTGTACCGTACACCGTAAATCCTAAAAAATGGAGCAAGGAAACTCGTCGATGTATCCCAAACACAACCCATGGAAAGCATAAAATTTCAGCAAGCGTGATAAATGCTGAAATTCAAAAATATGAAAATACAGTCAGAGAGTTATTGAAACAAGATCTCTCATTAGAGGAATTCAAAAAACAATTTAACTTCCTTGTGGGAAAAGTTGAACATTTAGAGACAGCTACACTTTTCGACATTTTGGATTTATTCATAAAACAAGCAAGTAAAGACAATACCTGGAGTGAACGGACAAAGAAACACTTCGAGTCGCTGAAAAACCACTTATTCCATTATAATCCAAATCTAACGATGAATTTGACTGAAGAGGATCTTCAGGGATTTATGATCTATCTTCAGTCGAAAGAATCCGTTCAGAAACGTTATAAGAATGCCACCAAAGGAATTTCAAACAGGACGGCCAGCAACTACTTATCAAAAATGAGGTGGTTTCTGAAATGGGCTAAAACGAAGAAACACTATTCGGGTGATCTGCACGAAACGTTCCACCCGAACCTGAAAGGCGCTTCCGATAAAAGGAAAGTAATCTTTCTGACTTGGAAAGAACTTTTAAAACTTTATGAATTTATATTCGATGACCCTGAACTTGACATAGTGAGAGACGTATTCTGCTTTTGCTGTTTTACTTCGCTAAGATTCTCTGACGTGGAAAATTTGAAAAAAGAAAATATTTACGAAAATCATATCTCTGTCGTAACTCAAAAAACTCACGAAGATTTGAGAATAGATATGAACAATTATAGCCGTGCAATTTTAGGTAAATATAAAGACTATAATAGTGAATTTGCAATGCCTGTTCCTTCGAATGTAAAAATGAATAAACTCTTGAAAGAAATAGGAAAAATACTTGAATTTAATGAGCAAGTTACAATGGTAAATTTCATCGGCTCAAAGAGAATTGAAAAAACTTATTATAAATATGAATTATTAACAACTCATTGCGGGAGAAGAACATTTATAGTGAATGCAATTTTCTTGGGGATTCCGACAGAAGTTGTTATGAAGTGGACAGGACATGAAGATTTTGAAAGTATGAAGCCGTATTTAGAAATTGTGGATGATTTGCGCATTACCGAAATGGAGAAATTTAATAGTCCGACATTACCAAATGTAGGACCAAAATAA